GGCTTGTTTACTAATTATGGGGAAGGGTTTGGAGTTCCCCAGGTCGAGTGCCAAAGCGCGGGTGTGCCTATTATCACAAGCAATTTTGCTGCTTCGGCTGAGCTTGCTTCGCCTGATAGTTTCCTAATCAATGGTCAGCCTTTATGGGATGCCGGTCAGCATACTTGGTTCAATGTCCCTAATGTGCAGGCTATCGCTGATGCCCTTGAGCAGGCTTACCAGCGGGGCAGACAAGAGTTCCCTGACACTTTGGCTTTTGCTCAACAGTATGATGCAGACAAGATTTATCAGGAGAAGTGGAAGCCACTTATCAAGAAGTTATCTGAGAAGTGATCCCTGTTCTAGGTTTCTTGACTTATTCAAGATTTGATATGGCTGACCGCCTGCTTGCTTCTATTGATTACCCTGTTGAGAATCTTGTTATTGTGGACAATTCGGGAAGGCGTGAGTATCAGCCTGTAAAGCCTGAGCTTGTGAAGAACTTGTGGTTTATTCAGTTGCCTTATGGTTTGGGTTATGGCGGGGGTTTGAACCTGATTGTGAAGAGTACGCCTTTTGCGCCTTACTGGGTTTTGGTAAATGATGATTCTGTTTTTAAGCCTGGTGCGCTGGAGAAGATTGCTCTAAAGGTTGACACTCAGGCCATCAACTTCTTGAGTATTTACCCGAAATGGTCTGGGTTTGTTTTGGGTGAAGGTGCAGTGTTGAAGGCTGGTTTGTTTGATGAGCGTTTTCATCCGATCTATTTTGAAGATAATGATTATGAGCGCAGGCTTGAGCAGGCTGGGGTTAAGGCTCACTTTATTCATGCTGCGCTGAGACATGACAATTCCAGCACTTTGAACTCTGGCTTTCAAACTAATAATGATTTGACTTTTCAGCGTAATCATAAGCTCTTTGAGAAGAAGGTTGCTGAGCAGGATTACAGTGAAGGTAACTGGAGTTTGCAGATTAGAAGGGCTAACAGTTGGGAAAAGTAGTTTATACAGGGGGAACTTTTGACTTGTTCCATTCGGCTCATGTACGCTTCCTCAAGGCTTGTAGAAGGCTTGCAGGGCAGGATGGTGAAGTTATTGTTGCCTTGAACACTGATGCCTTTATTCAGGCGTACAAGGGCAAACCGCCTATTATGAGTTTTGCTGAGCGTAAAGAAGTTTTACTGGGTTGCAAGTATGTGGATGCTGTTATTTCTAACATTGGCGGGGCAGACTCCAAACCTAGTATCGAACAGGTTATGCCTGACTTTATTGTTATTGGCGATGACTGGGCGAGAAAAGATTATTACGCTCAAATGCAGTTCTCTAGAGAATGGTTAGATCAGTTAGAGATTCAGCTTGTTTATGTCCCTTACACTCCTGGCATTAGCACTACTGATTTGAAAGCCCGCATTACTGCTGGCAAGGTAAACTAATAAGGACTTTAGGAGTTTATTTTGGCAGTTACTAACGGCTATTGCACTCTTGCGGATGTGAAGGCAGCGCTTCGCATTACTGATTCTGTTGATGACACTTTGATTGAGCAAAGCATTAACTCGGCTTCTCGCATGATTGACCAATACTGCAATCGATACTTTTATTCAACCGGTTCAGGTGTTGTCCGCTATTTTCAGGCGAATGATGGTTTTATGTGTTGGATTGATGATTTACAAACATTGACTGAGTTAAAGACTTCTTCCACTGATCCGCTAATTTTTGATACAACTTGGCAGAGTGGCGATTATCAGCTTCTTCCACCTAATCAACTGGCTAATGGAGCGTATTCACCTTATACAGCAATAACCGCGACAGATAACTATTTATTCCCTGTTTGGGCAGATATTGCTTTAGTAAAAGTAACTGGAACTTGGGGTTGGTCAAGTGTCCCTGAGCCAATCAAGTTTGCTTGCATTATCCAGGCTTCAAGATTGTTCAAGCGCTTAGAGTCTCCGCTGGGTGTTGCCGGTGTTTCTGACATGGGTATTATGCGTGTTGGTTACAGCATTGATGGTGATGTTGCGCAACTAATCAATCCGTTTAGGCTGCTTAGAACAGGCGCATAATGGCGATAAGCAACCTTAGAACAGGGTTAAAAAATAACCTAGCAACTATTTCAGGGTTGAGAGTTGTTGAGACTTTGCCTGATGTGGTCAATCCGCCTATGGCCATGATTGGTATTGAGCGAGTCCAATACAACAAGCAAAACAACCGCTCTATGGCCGAATACACTTTCAAGGTTACAGTCGTTTTGGGGCGTATTTCTGAGCGCTCAGCTCAGCAGGCGATGGATGTTTATATTGCTCCTGGTAGCGGTTCTATCAAGTATGCGATTGAATCAGATCGCACTCTTGGCGGTTATGCTTTCGATGTGTTTGTTGCTGAAACAAGTGCAATCGGGGCAGTTAGTATAAATGCATTAGACTATTACAGTGCCGAGTTTTCGGTTCAAGTATTCGCAAGTTAAGGATAAATAATGGCAATCTTTGTCGCAACAGACTTCAGCGTTAGCATCAATGGTTCTACTGCTTTGGCTTCATACCTGACTCAGGTTGAGCTAAAGGCTTCTGCTAACGAAATTACAACTACTGCTTTTGGTAGCACTTTTGTTACCCGCGTTGCTGGTTTGAAGGAAGGTTCTTTGACTCTTCAGTTCAATCAAGATTACGCTGCTTCGGCTGTTGATGCTGTTCTATGGCCACTACTAGGAACAAATGCAACTGTTGTAGTCAAGCCAACAAGCACTGCAACTTCAAGCTCGAATCCGGCCTACACGGCGGTGTGTTTGGTGACAGACTTAACTCCTGCTTCAGGTCAGATTGGCGATTTGTCTACTTTCTCAGTTACCTGGCCGACTACTGGAACAATTTCACGCGCAACAGCCTAATCTTTAGACTAGAGTGATTGTATGAATCAGATAACTCTTACAATTACTTTCGTTGATGGAACTACTTTAGAAGTAAATACTTCGGCTGGCGATGTAGTCAAATGGGAATCCTATTTCGACTTAGGCATTGACAAGCTTGAAAAGGTTACTCACCTTCTTTACCTAGCCTGGTTGGCTGTTAAGCGACTAAAGAAAACTGGCGAAGAGTTTGATGGTTGGGTTGACTTGGTTGCGACTGTGGTGGTTGCTGACCCAAAAGCCTAAAGCCTTTAGGTGTTGACTCTTTCCATTGGATGATTGCCAATCTTGCTGTTGCAACAGGTATAGCCCCTAGTGTTCTAATGGAAGAGAGTGATCGCATGCTAAATACAATGTTGTTTGCGGTTCAGTATCAAAGGGGCAACAATGGCTGATGACATTGTTTATAACGCTAAAGAAATAGTAAAGGCGTTGAGTGAAATTGAGCCTGGTCTAAAGAGAGCGCTTGTCAAAGATAGTCGAGATGCTGCCGAAGAAGCCATATCAGCCATTAAGTCTGCTATCCCTAAAGTGAACCCTTTTGAATCTAAGGTTCGCCCTGTAACTAACACTCGTGGCCGTTTAGGTTGGGGAGTTGGCAAGAAACCTGATGAAGTAAAGTTTAGTTTTACAACTAAAGGTTCTAGGAGATCTGCGGTTACTGCTCTTGCCAGTTTAAAAGTCAATTCGCCTGCAACTGTTCTAGCTGACACTGCTGGCAAAGGCTCAGGAACGCCTAGAAGGAGTGTAACTAACTCTTATACCTGGAAGGGTCAAACTAGAACTCACCGAGTAACAACTCAAGGTAAGTCAATGATTAGGCACTTGAGATCTAACCGGACTAATAACTTTGTTTATCCTGGCGTTGAGAAGTCTCTCCCGCGTGTACAGGCTGAGATAAAATTGATACTTGAGAAGTATGCAGCCAAGGTGAACAGGAAACTCAACTAATGTCAGTTATCGTAAAACTATTATCTAAGTTTGATGATTCAGGCATTAAGAAGGCTAAAGGCTCTTTCGGGGGGCTAAAGAAAACTATTGGGGCAATCGGTATTGGTATCGGTATCAGCCAAATAACTGATTTGTTGATGGAGTCTGCTAAGGCCGCTTCGGCCGATAAGAAGTCAACTGAGCTGTTAAACACGCAACTTGTTCGTAACGCTAATGCAACAAAAACTCAAATAAAGCAGTCAGACAACTTTATTGAAAAACTTTCCTTGCAAACAGGCGTTATGGATGATGACTTGCGCCCTTCTATGGGTAAGTTGGTGCGAGTTACTAAAGATGTTGATAAAGCTCAGGAATTGTTGGCTTTGTCTCTTGATGCTTCGGCAACAACTGGTAAGCCTTTAGAAAAGGTTTCAACGGCTATTTCTGCCGCTTTTGCAGGTAATAAAACTCAGTTAGTAAAACTTTTCCCTGTTCTAAAAGACAGCAAGGATTTGTTTGGCGATTTGGAGAAGATTGTTGGCGGGGCAGCAATTCAGCAAGCAGATCCATTCAGCAAGTTCAACAACAGTATGGACATTCTCAAAGAAAAACTAGGTGCTGCTATTCTTCCTTTGATTGAAGATTTCGTTGCAGAGATAACTAAACCTGGTGGACTTATTGAGCAGGTTGGCAAGTTCCTTGAAGATTTGAGTAACCCTAAGAGTGAAGCCGGCAAGGTTTTTACTGATATCAAGAACGCGGTAAAGGATGCTTTCGGTTATGTAAAAGATTTCTTCGCATTCTTTGGTAATGGTGATGCTGTTGAAGGTTTTAAGAATATTGCGACAGCCCTTATTCAAGCTCTACCTGCACTTCTAGCCCTAAAGGGAATTATGATGCTGGCAAGTGCGGGTAAGAGTATTGCTAACCTTGCTAAGGCGATTGCGTTGATGACTGGGGCTAATGCTGTTGGCGATGGCACTATTGTTGGTGGCGGTAAAGGTAAAACGGGTAAAGCGCCGTTTATGAGCAAACTTATCGGCTTGCCTGTTATTGGAACTGTTGCAATGGTTTTAACTACTTCAGGCGATACTAAACAAATGACTCCCGAAGAAGCTGCTAGAGCCGCCATTATAAGAAAAGGCATAAACCCTGATACAGGTCTACCTTACAAAGGTGCGTTTGGTGCAGGTATTTTTGCTAGTGGTAAAGGTTTCCAAGCAAACACAAACAATAACATCACTATCAATGTTCAGTCTGCTGATCCTAAAGCTGTTGTTGATGCTGTAAGTAAATACGCTAAAAACAATGGTGGATTACCGCCAATATTCTTTGGTAAGAAAAACTAAATGCCTGTTCCTACATACCTTGTTTATCT